ATCGAAAGACCTGTGAGCTGGCCCTGTATTGCCTGAATGAGATGGATGAAAAAAATAAGTTGCTATGGAAAAATATAGATAATTTACGGGCTGAACTGCAAGACGCTGATAGGATGTTATTTAGGCGAGCGCAAAAAATGCGGGATTATCAAGAAGCGTTTGGCGTATTAAATAACAAGAAAAACAATAATAAATAATGACTTACGATAAATTTAATGGTATAAAACGTCCTGTTTACGATGCCACAAAGTATCGGAAATCTCAGGCCGACAATGATCTTAGATGGCGTATAGCGCAGCTTGAGCTTGTTATTGATGAGCTTTTGGACGTGATCCGCCCATTTGCTGAGGCTGAAATAGAAACGGAAGCCAACCCGTATTTCGCCAAGGCTAGGGAAGTTTACAGTAAGCGTCGAGTATCTAACCGTTGAGGAGCGCCATGGAAGATCATCGCTCGTATTGGGTGAACGTATACGTCAATGGCGTATCCAGCTCTTTCCCGTGCCGAACGTCTGCTGATGCCGCTCCATACCCGAAAAGCCGAATAGCCGTGGTTGAGTTTATGATTAAAGGGAAAACTCTTGAGGATGTGAGATATCATCCCATGAGTAATCCGGAACTCAATCCGGGCCACCGCACAATTGTGGTAAATGACTGGGAAAGGTCTAGGGAGTATTTGCTCCAAGGTCGCCCGATTCGGACGTCACGGGACTACAAGTCCGAGGGAACTCGCCAGATGTCTAATCTGGAAGAGGAGCGCCAGAACTGGGAAGATTTCATAGCCGCCTGCGAAAAGGATGGCTAATTGCTGTATGTCCTGACACTGATCTGCGCTCAGGAAATCCCGGTTGCCGAATGCAACACCCGGACAGCTAGGGCGTATCAGGCTATCACTGAGCAGAGTGTCATGTGCGGCCTGCCAAGCCAGATAAAGCTAGCAACCAGCCCCCTAGCGCCTAACGAAAAAGAGTATATCCTGATCCAATGTAATGCCAAGAGATAAGCTATGACTTGGCTATATGGAGTTTTTACCGACTATGAAAGAGAAATTGGCATGGCCAGCAGACAAAGTGGAGCGACGCGCCGTTGATTCCCTTGTGCCTTATGCCCGGAACGCTAGGACGCATAGCCCTGAGCAAGTGGATCAACTGGCCGCGTCTATTCGGGAGTGGGGATGGACGACGCCTGTTTTGGTTGATGAGGTAGGGAGCCTGATTGCGGGCCATGGTCGCGTTATGGCGGCAAAGAAGCTAGGTATAGCTGAAGTGCCGGTTATGGTGGCTGCTGGCTGGTCTGAAGCGCAAAAGCGCGCCTATGTGCTGGCTGATAACAAACTGGCTATGAATGCCGGGTGGGATAACGATTTACTGAAGGTTGAGCTAGAAGGTCTGAAGGAACTGGACTTTAATCTGGATCTGACCGGATTTGGCTCTGATGAGCTGGCTACGCTGCTGGCGGAAAAGACTGAAGGACTTACCGATCCTGATGAGGTGCCCGAGCCACCTGCCATTCCGGTGAGCGAAATGGGTGATGTTTGGATATTGGGGAAACATCGTATTGTGTGTGGTGATGCAACAAATATTTCTGACTGGGAAAAGATGAATGTTGATGAAGGATTTATATTATTTACATCTCCGCCATACAACTTAGGTGAAGGAGCAAAGCTATCTGGAAACAAAAGCATAAGTAAAAATGGTAATGCGTATGATGGATATAAAGATGAAATTAAAGAAAGTGATTATACTTCAATGTTAAATGATGTTCTTTCAACGTCAATGACTTTCGTTGATTTGTCTGTAATAAATGTCCAGCCATTAGCAAATTCAAAAAGGCCGTTAATTGATTGGATGAATAAATGGTCATCTAACTTAATTGATATAATAACTTGGGATAAAGGGCACGCTGCGCCTCAAATGGCGAAAGGCGTTATGTCAAGTAGATATGAGTGGATATTTTTATTTTCACAAAAAGAAAAAGCATCAAGATCAATACCTTATGCGTCTTGGCAAGGAAAATTTACAAATGTATATAATGCTCCTCCGCAGAGGAATAATGAATATTCAAAAGTTCATGGAGCGACATTTCCGGTTCATTTGCCTGAATTTATTGTTGGTGATTTAATAAACCGGTGTAGGGGTGTTGTTGATTGTTTTATGGGAACAGGGACTACTTTGATAGCTGCCCATAAACTTGGACGAGAATGTCGTGGTATAGAATTATCTCCGGCATATGTAGACGTAATTGTTGAAAGATGGCAGAATTTTACGGGACAAGAAGCCGTTCTGGAATCCAGCGGCGAAACGTATAACTCTGTAAAGGCTAAACAAAATGGATGAGAAAAATCCGGAGGGCAGGCCGCCCTATAAGCCATCGGAAGAACACCGGAAGATGGTTGAGGCTATGTCGTCTGTTGGCGTGCCTCAAGAGGAAATTTGCGTGGTTTTGGATATTGCCCCAAAGACTTTGCGAAAGCATTTCCGAGAGGAGCTTGACAAGGCTGAGATCAGAGCAAACGCCAAGGTGGCTGCTAATCTGTTTCGTCAGGCTACTAAGGACGACTTTAAGGCCACTCCGGCTGCTATATTCTGGAGCAAAACCCGCATGGGCTGGAAAGAGCCCGTCCATATGGAACATTCTGGTTCATTGAATTTGAACCTAAAAGGTATGTCCGACGATGAGCTTAATGAATTTATCGCGGAGCGAGCGGGAGCTTTTGGCGACGGCGCTGACTGAGCGTGATCGCCGTGCGTGTATGCGAGATCTTGGGCGTTTTGTCCGTGAGGCGTGGCATGTTGTAGAGCCGGGTAATAAGTTGATCTGGGGCTGGCATATGCAGGCCATATGCGATCATCTGGAGGCTGTTTATAACGGCGAGATCAACCGCCTGCTAATTAACGTGCCTCCGGGCTTCTCCAAGTCCCTGCTTACGTCTGTGTTCTTCCCTAGTTGGTGCTGGGCCAATGACGCCCATATGCGGTTTCTCTGCGCCTCGCACAGCCAGAACCTAGCTATCCGAGACAGCACCAAGATGCGCCGGCTTATCCAAAGCGAATGGTTTCAATCGCGGTGGGGTGATGAAGTTATCCTTACTGGGGACCAAAACGCTAAGACCAAATTCGAAAATGAGAAAATGGGGTTCCGTGAGGCTGTTGCTGCTGGATCGATTACTGGTTCTCGTGGCGATATTGTCATTATCGACGATCCTCATAGTGTTGAGTCTGCGGCTTCTGAGGCAATGCGTGCGACGACGGCTGACTGGTTTCTTGAGGCCCTTCCGACACGTCTCAATAACCCGATCGAAAGTGCTATCATAGTAATTATGCAGCGCCTCCATGAGGAGGACGTTTCCGGCATTATCCTTGAAAAACAATTGGGTTACGAGCATCTGATGCTCCCCATGGAATATGAGCCGGACAGAAAGTGCTATACTAGCATCGGCTTTGAAGATCCTCGCGAGGTTGAGGGGGAGCTGCTAGACCCCGGACGTTTCCCCCGTGAGGTGGTAGAGCGTGATAAGCGCGTAATGGGCGTCTATGCCAGCGCGGGTCAGTTCCAGCAGCGTCCGCAGCCTAAGGGCGGCGCCATCATCAAGCGCGACGACTGGCTGCTTTGGAACGATGATGAGGCCGCGATCCACGGCATCAAAGGTGCCAGCATGTATCCTAGCATGGACTACATCATCGCCAGTCTGGACACGGCCTATACCGAAAAGCAAGAGAACGATACTAGCTATCTTACGATCTGGGGCGTCTGGCAGCGCTCCGCCTCGATAGCATTTGCTAGTACTAATGCGGCTGGGCACAGGTTTGAGCATGTCGAGGAGCGCGACACTGTTCCCGCGGTCATGCTGATGCACGCCAAGGAGATGCGGCTTTCGGTCCATGGGCCTGAAGTTGAGCGCCTGAACGGCGAGGACGACTTTAGTTACATGAAGCGTAAGCGTGACAGTTGGGGGCTTTGCGAATGGACTGCCCATATGTGCAGCCAGTTCAAGGTCGATAAGCTCCTGATCGAGGCAAAGGCCAACGGCATCACGGTCGCTGATGAGCTGAAGCGCCTCAACCGGACTGCTAG